TACCTACAGAGGCAAAAACAATGAGCATGTTAGGAACAAAACAACCGACGGAATACACCGACGGAAGAACGAAACAAAGTTTCAAAGACGAGACAGACGTCAACCAAATCATCGCTAAACACACGCGAATGGGAACGCTGTCACACCTCGAACAATGGGGCGGACAATACGGAGACTGGAGCGATTTCGACTTCCAAGAAGCACAAAACCAAATCGCAAATGCCAATTCCATGTTCGAACAACTGCCTGCGGCAGTCAGAAACAGATTCGCCAATAGCCCGGAAAAATTCCTGGAATACGTAAACGACCCGGCCAACAAAGACGATCTGAGAGAAAAACTGCCAGAACTGGCAGCACCAAGGTCAAAACCACTCCCAACAAATGCGGACGTGGTAGACCCTGAACCGGCTCCTGCGGAGCCTGAAACGCCCGTACCGGGCTAAAAGAAAAAAACTCGGCCCTGACCCAAGGGAAGGGGCCGAAACCCTCCTACGAACGGAGGGAGGAGACAAACCACACAAAGAGATGTATGGTGTCACCTAGACAGTATACATCAAGTGAAGATACTGTCAGGAGGCGCGACAAGCGCGCGACACGCGGCCGATAAATCGGCCAAAAAAATAGCTTACCAAGAGGTAAAAAACATGCGACGAAGACGCAAATTGAGGAAACGCACATCGGCAAAGATGTTTGCCAAGGGCGTGATGCGGGAACACCCGAAAAACCGTGCGATGACGGTACGCGGTGGAATTAGACTTTGACATGCTATTCACCGCTGAAAGGATTCGAAAACATCGAGGAAGGGGGGATCGTCTTCAAGAGATCCTCCCTGGCGGGTGCCGCGATGGAAGTCAAATGCGGACAATGCATAGGATGCAGGATTGACCGGTCAAAAGAATGGGCAGCACGAATAGTGCACGAATCACAAATGCACCCAGAAAATTGCTTCATCACGCTCACGTACAACGACGAAAACCTGCCGCACGATGGCGGCCTGGACAAAGAACACTTCCAGAAATTTATGAAACGACTCAGGAGGAAATATGAAACTACCACCATACGGTATTTCCACTGTGGGGAATATGGTCAGGGCCTTGATCGACCTCACTATCACGCTTGCCTGTTTGGGATCGATTTTAGCGATCGGCTACCTTATAGCCAAAGCAACGATATCGTAACTTACGTATCCGACGAACTAACAGAAATATGGGGAAAAGGATTCACAACTTGCGGCGACCTCAACTACCAAACAGCGGCATACACCGCGCGATACATCTTGAAAAAAGTCACCGGCAACAGAGCGGAAGAACACTACCAAAAAGTAGACTTACGCACCGGCGAACTCTACAACATACAACCAGAATACGTCACGATGAGTCTAAAACCGGGAATAGGACGAGACTTCTATGAAAAATACAAAACAGACTTCTTCCCTTCGGACGAATGTCCGATACCAGGGAAAGGGGTCTATAAAAGCGTACCTAAGTACTATGAACAAATATATGAGAAAACCGATCCAAACGCCTACGCAAAGGTTAAAAAGGCTCGAAAACTATACCGAGACAAAAACGCCGGCGAATACAAACACGACCGACTAATGGCCAAATACAAAGTCAAAAAGGCTCAACTGAGCCAACTACCAAGGACCTAAAATGCCACAAACCATCTTCATCAAAAGCCAAAACGAAAACACCGTAAAAATCATAAACCAACCAGGAACATCATACGACGCGGACCTATGGGAACAATTAAAAGTACGACTCGGCAAAACAGACCAAGAGCTGGCCGACATACTCAACAACCAATAAAGGAAAAAAATGAAACTCAACGCATACACAATCTACGACGTAGCTTCGGGCGTATACATGCGCCCTTTTTTCTCACAAGCGGACGGACAGGCAGTCAGAGGATTCAAAGACATTGCCTGCGACGCAGAACACGAAATAGGAAAACACCCAGAGGATTACACGCTCTACAGAATCGGAGCGTTTAACGACACCACAGGGAAAATGGAAGGCGAGGAACTCGAAAAACTCGCGACAGCACTCGAAATGGTTAGCAGCAGCAGACAAGTTAACCAGGACAATATCGAACAACTCCACAAGGAAATCGGATAATGACACGCACCAAAGCAGGGGTATCACCGCACAGATTCGGACAAGTACCGCGCGCGGATATTCCGCGCTCGAGCTTCAACCTAAGCCACGGCGTAAAAACCACATTCGACGCAGACTACCTAGTTCCAAATGGAGTATGGGACGTAATCCCGGGAGACAGCTGGAACTGCAAAACAACCATCGTGGCAAGACTCGCAACGCCACTCCACCCATTAATGGACAACCTATACATCGACCAGTTCTACTTCTTCGTCCCGTACAGAATATTATGGGACTCCGTAGAAGGCTCCTGGGAACGATTCATGGGCGCACAAACAGACCCGGGGGATTCCATCGACTTCACAATCCCAGTAGTAACCGGCTCGAACAACTCGACCGGAGAAGGATCCCTATGGGACTACTTCGGACTACCACTCGGACCATCCGGCGCACACCTCGACCCGGACGACCTAACGGTCAGTTCCTTACCCTACCGGGCGTACTCATTAATATGGAACGACTGGTTCAGGGACGAAAACTTACAAGATTCGCTCACCGTCCTGGACGATAACGGACCCGACTCACTATCGCTCACCAAAGGCGCACCAGGCTCCACCTACGCACTGCTCTCAAAACGAGCCAAAAAACACGACTATTTCACCAGCGCATTACCATGGCCGCAAAAGGGCGCAACAGCCGTATCACTACCGCTGGGAACATCGGCACCCGTTGTCTCAAGCAGCAGCACCAACACAGACACATTAGGCATCGAGCACGCCGACGGCACAGACGCTCTACTGTTACCAGTAACCAGCACAAGCCTAATCGCAACAGACTCAGGCACAACGCCAGACGCAATGCTGAGCGCAGACCTTTCAACCGCCACAGCAGCAACCATCAACGAACTACGCCTGGCAATGCAAACACAGCGACTGCTCGAAAGAGACGCACGAAGCGGAACACGATATGTCGAAACACTCAAAGCACACTGGGGAGTAACATTCCCAGACTACACCGCGCAAAGACCCGTTTACCTCGGGGGCGGATCACAAACTGTAGGCATAACACCGGTACCACAAACGACGGAACCCGCAACAGCGTCAGCCGACGACGCAAAAGGCGCACTGGCAGGATATGGATACAGCCAGGGACAACACAGTTTCACAAAATCGTTCGTAGAACACGGCGTAATCATCGCCTTAATGAACGCAAGGGGAGACATCACCTATAGCCAGGGAATAGACCGATACTGGGGAAAACAAACCCGTTACGACATGTATTATCCCGTACTCAGCGGAATCGGCGAACAAAGCATAACCAACGCCGAAATATGGGCAGACGGAACCGCAAACGATGACCTCGTCTTCGGCTACACCGGACGATACAACGAATACCGCTTCCAAAACTCAAAACTGACCGGACTGATGCGCCCAGACGCAGCCAGCACACTGGCTAGCTGGAACCTAAGCGAAGACTTCGCGACATTACCAACACTCGGGGACACCTTCATAACCTCGAACACAGGAGTACCACTCGACCGAGCAATAGCCGTACCAACCGAGCCGCAATTCATAGCGGACATCTGGCACGACATTAAAGCAGCGCGACCGATACCACTACATGCAGACCCGGTCGGCTTGGGCAGATTCTAATGGTATGGGGCGCAGCACTAGCAGGAGGAGCCCAAGTACTGGGCGGCCTCCTGGGCAGAAGCGGACAACGCGACGCAAACGCCGCAAACGAAAGAATCGCCAGGGAAAATAGAGCGTTCCAAGAACGCATGAGCAGCACCGCTTACCAGCGGGCAGCAAAAGACCTGGACGCGGCAGGACTGAACAGAATCCTGGCAATCGGATCGCCATCCAGCACACCGGCTGGAAGCATCGCGACGATGCAAAACGAAAACAAACCCGTCCAAGAAGGAATAACTGGCGGAGTATCGAGCGCCCTCGTCGCAGCACGACTCAAAGCAGAAATCGGAAACATCAACGCCAGAACAGACCTAACCAACGCTCAAAAAGACGCACTAACACCCGCGGCAAAAGTCGGACAGGGCGTAGGCGGCGCGCTAACCATAGCGGAACGAAACCTATCGCCCCACAACGTCGACTACGGCAGCATGTGGGATACAACCGCACAAATGGCTAAAGACAACATCGCAAAAGTAGCAGCAAGCGTCGGGCTAAAAGGCGGCCAAACAGCACGGTCACGACTCATCGAAACCATGAGCAAAATGGATATACCAGGTTACGAAAAAATGTCGAGAGCCGAAAAACTACGATGGGCCAACGAAAACCCCGAACGCATACAACGCTACCTACAGAGGCAAAAACAATGAGCATGCTCGAAACAAAACAACCGACGGAATACACCGACGGAAGAACGAAACAAAGTTTCAAAGACGAGACAGACGTCAACCAAA